AACGGCAGCAGGGGACGTTGTTTTCTATGAGAGCGCCAGGCACGACATCGTGCGCAGCCTCACGCTGCCATGCGGTCAGTGCGTAGGTTGTCGGCTTGAGCGTTCTCGCCAGTGGGCGATTAGGTGTTTGCATGAGGCAAGTAGGTATACAAACAATTGTTTTATTACGTTAACCTATAATGATGAGAATTTGCCAGCAGACCAGAGTTTGCACTATGATCATTTTCAGAAGTTCATGAAGCGCCTTAGAAAGGCGCATAGAGGCATTGACCCTGTAGAGGGTCAGTATCCGATTCGTTTTTATATGGCAGGAGAATATGGCGAAAATTTTGGCAGACCTCACTTCCATGCCTGCGTATTCAACTTCGATTTTCCGGATAAGAAGCTTTGGAAGCGGACGGATGTTGGCAGTCGAATTTTTAGATCCGAACAGCTTGAAAAGCTGTGGCCTTTTGGTTATTCCTCCCTCGGAGAGGTCAACTTTCAATCGGCTGCGTACGTTGCCCGTTACATAATGAAGAAGATTAACGGAAAGCAACAGGCCGATCATTACGAGTTTGTTGACCCAGATACTGGGGAGGTTTCGCAGCGTAGACCAGAGTTTAATAAGATGAGTTTAAAGCCAGGCATAGGTTATGACTGGTATAAAGAATTTAAGGATGACGTTTATCCACATGATTTTGTTGTGGTTAACGGCAGAAAGGTTCGGCCACCTCGCTTTTACGATAAAAAGTACAAGGCCGAAGACCCTATCAGTTTTGAATGGATAGAGTTTGAGCGAGAAAAGAGAGCTCGAGACAGGTATGAAGACAATACCGTTGAGAGATTGGCAGCAAAGGAAAAAGTGGCGGAAGCCAGGCTTTCCTTGCTTAAACGTAGTTTGACGTGAGGAAATTATATGAAGATGTTAGTGTGTACTATCAGAGATAGGGCTGCAGAGTGTTATGGTCGCCCGTTTTTTTTACCTGCTACTGGAGTTGCTATTCGTAGTTTCCAGGATGAAGTTAATCGTGATGCGCAGGATAATCAGATGTTCGCCCATCCTGATGATTTTGATCTGTACGAATTGGGTATGTTTGATGATTTTGATGGCAAATTTGCTTTACATGAGGCTCCGAAGCTGTTAGCCTTAGGCAAGCAGGTTAAGAGTCGTAGTTAAATATAAGGGGGGTGATCTGAAAAGATCGCCCCGCAATTAGGAGCTAAACGATGATGCATCGTAATAAGTCTGTAAATGTCCATCAGTTCGCTATGATTCCGCGAGCTGATATTCCTCGGTCTAAGTTTGATTCACAGAAGTCTTATAAGACGACGTTTGATTCGGGATATTTAATTCCCGTATATGTGGACGAAGTTCTCCCTGGAGATACGATTAATTTACAGATGACGGCGTTTGCCAGGCTTGCAACGCCATTGTTTCCAATTATGGATAACATGCATCTTGATTCGTTTTTCTTTTTTGTTCCCAATCGATTAATTTGGGACAATTGGCAGAAGTTTATGGGGGAGCGTACTCCGAACCCCGATAGTTCGATTGATTACACTGTGCCGCAGATGACATCGCCGGCTGGTGGTTATGCAGTTAATTCACTGCAAGATTATATGGGACTGCCTACGGCAGGCCAGATTACAGGTTCAAATACAGTTACGCACTGTGCATTTTGGACACGTGCTTACAATTTGATTTGGAATGAGTGGTTTAGAGATCAGAATTTGCAAAATTCGGCAGTTGTAGACACTGATGACGGACCGGATAGTCCGGCTGATTATGTGTTACGTCGTCGCGGTAAGCGACACGATTATTTTACTAGTGCTTTACCTTGGCCTCAGAAGGGTAATGCTGTTACTTTACCTTTAGGTACTTCTGCGCCTGTTTCTATTGGTACTAATGCTGCTGCATATGTTACTGTTAAAGCATTAAATGGTACCCCTCGCAATTTGATTCCTACTGATTCTAATGGTGTGTTTTTAGGTACTGGTACTACTGGTACAAATTTTCCTTTGTTTGCTGATTTGTCTCAGGCTACAGCTGCGACTATTAATCAGCTGCGTCAGTCGTTTCAGATTCAGAAACTTTTAGAAAGGGACGCACGTGGCGGTACTCGTTATACTGAAATTATCCGGTCGCATTTTGGAGTTGTCAGTCCTGATGCTCGTTTGCAGCGCCCTGAATATCTTGGTGGTGGTAGCACTCCCGTATCTATTAATCCCGTTGCCCAAACTAGCGCCACAGGGCTTACTGCGAATACTAGTCCGCAGGGTAATTTGGCCGCTTTTGGCACGGCTCTCGCGTACAATCACGGATTTACGTACAACGCTACTGAGCACGGGGTGCTTATAGGTCTAGTGTCGGTTCGTGCTGATTTAACGTATCAGCAGGGCCTTTCACGCATGTGGTCAAGGTCTACACGTTATGATTTTTATTTTCCTGCTTTTGCTACTCTTGGTGAGCAGGCAGTGCTTAATAAAGAGATTTATTGCACTGGTACAGCTACTGATAACAATGTTTTTGGTTATCAGGAGCGCTGGGCAGAGTATCGTTATAAGCCCAGCCAGATTACTGGTTATTTCCGTTCAACGGCAGCGGGTACATTGGATGCTTGGCATCTGGCCCAAAGGTTTGGGTCTCTGCCTACATTGAACGGTCAGTTTATTCATGAAGATCCACCTGTGGATCGCATTGTGGCTATTGGAGCTGCAGCAAACGGTAAGCAGTTTTTGTTCGATGCGTTTTTCAATATCCGTCAGGCACGGCCGATGCCGTTGTATTCAGTGCCTGGATTGATTGACCATTTCTAATGGCTAATCCGCTTAGTGCTGTATTAGGTGCTGGTGCCTCCCTTTTGGGGGGCATTTTAGGCAATCGTTCTAGAGAAGAGGCAGCAGCTGCAGCTAATGCTGCGTCTGCGCAGTCAGCTGCGCAACAAATGCAGTTTCAAAGGGAGATGTCGGATACTTCGTATCAGCGGGCGGTTGCTGATTTGAAAGCTGCTGGTATTAACCCTATGTTGGCTGCTATGAAGGGGGGAGCGACGACGCCAGGTGGTTCGTCGTTTACTGCTCAAATGCCTCAGCAATTTGATGTTATTTCGCCTGCAGTCGAGGCGTATAACAGAACTCAGGTTAGTTCTGCTCAGTCTGCGCAATATGAAGCGCAGACAGGTTTAACAAACACACAAGTTAAACAGGTTGAAGCTGCTACAGATAAGATTCGGGAAGAGATTCAGAATATTCCTTTAGAAGGTAATAGGTTAAAGCAGTTAATTTTTTTGATGTCTGAGCAAGAGGGTTTGTACAGAGCTCAAGGCTATGAAGCCCTTGAGCGTATTCGTATGCATCAGCAGACGATTAGGAAGCTTATTGAAGAAACCAAGGTCATTGGCGCTGAGGCAAGCGCTATAGAAAGTTTGAACAACATCGGCCGTGAATACGGCCAATTAAAGCCATTAATTGACACAGTTATTGGCGTCATGAAAGGACTAAAGTGAGCCGTGTTAGGAATCCGATTACCTTTGATTTTGACGAGAATAGCGTTAATTCCGCTATTATTTTTACTGAGCCTAGTCTTACTCAGCAGTCATTTCGAGATGAGTGCGATATTAATAATATTTTGCGCCAGTTTAATGTTACTGGCGAGCTACCTGTTGGTAGCGTTCAGCCTCAATATGGTGATTTTAGCGGGATTACTGATTATCAGTCTGCCCTTAATGCTGTAATGGCAGCTCAAGACTCTTTTTTTGCGCTGCCTGCTAAGGTTAGGGCTAAGTTTGATAACGATCCCGCTCTTTTCGTTGAATTTGCTTCGGATGAGGCTAACAAGGACGAGATGAAGGCATTGGGCCTTCTTCGTGAAGAGACCGTTCCAGCGGTCGATACGTCACCTAGCGAGCCCGTTTCGGGCGAGCCTGCACAGTGATCTACTTGATGTAACTGTGCTAGGTGACACCAAAAGGAGAAAAAATATGATGCGTCGCAGACCAATGAATAAATATAAAGCCGCTAAGAAGTT